CCGTGGCTTTCAGTGCATACAGTGGATATAGAACTTATAGAGGCGTTGCGGAAGCAAAGGTAAATAAAGTTGATGATCCGAACCAGCAATGGTTGAGTATGCAACAGTTCTGGGAATTACCAGAAGTTATTATTCAAGGAACGCAAGAAATAAGAAGTAAACATCGAAAATATTTACCGCAGGAAGAACGTGAATCAGATTTAAGTTATGACGCTCGCCTTTCAAGAAGTGTTTTATCTCCTTACTTCATCAGGATCGAGAGAATGTTAGCAGGCATGTTGATTCGCAAGCCTGTTCAAATAAACGACACTCCTGATGTAATTCGAGAAGCCTTATTCGATATTGATTTAGGCGGAAACGACATTTCTATTTTTACTTACGAATTAACGCGCAAGCTCTTACGTTACGGTCATGTTGGTTGTCTTGTTGATGCGCCTTCTTTGGAAACTGAGGAGGGTCGGCCTTATTGGACTACTTACACTCCAAGAGACATTATTGGTTGGAGGACTGAAAAGAAAGAAGGCCGTGATGAATTAGTTCAGTTGAGATTGGCTGAACAAGTCTTAGTAAATGATGGTTTATATGGTGTGAAAGAAGTTCAGCAGGTCAGGGTGTTGACTCCAGGCGGTTTTGAAATTCACCGCAAGAGCAAAGAGAAAAGCGATTGGGTTATTGAAGAGGAAGGAACAACATCACTTGATTACATTCCTTTTTCTATTGCTTATGCAAATAAGGTTGGATATATGGAATCAAGACCGCCGATGAATGATATTGCTGAATTAAATTTGAAGCATTATCAAATACAGAGCGATTACGACAATATTTTGCACATAAGCGCGGTGCCAATGTTGTCTATTTTTGGGATGCCGCCAAGTGATAGTGAAATTAGTGCTGGCCCAGGAGAAGCTTTTGCAATGCCAGCCGAGGCAAGAATCGAATACATCGAGCCAAGCGGTAGCAGTTTTTCAGCCCAACAAGATCGACTGAAGGAAATAGCATCTCAGATCAACGAATTGGGCCTAGCCGCGATTCTTGGTCAAAAACTCAGTGCTGAAACGGCTTCTTCAAAAGCCATTGACCGTTCTCAATCAGATGCCACGATGCTTTATATCGCGCAGCAAGTTCAAGATTTAATTGACAATAGTTTGCGTTTTCATGCTGATTATTTAGGGGTTGAGTCGGGTAGTTGTTACGTCAACCGTGATTTCTTAGCGACTCGTTTAGATCCGCAAGAGATTGGCAGCTTGCTTCAGCTTTACACCGCAGGAACAATTTCAAAAGAAACATTATTAAAGATGTTGTCTCAGGGTGAAGTATTACCAGATGAATTTGATATTGAGGAAGAATTGGAAGCAACCGAAGCGGCGTTATTAGATCCTGCACCTCCAGCAATTGAAGCTGCACCTGTTGAGGAGTAACCAATGGCGGCTCCTAGCGGGACTCCATCAAGTGTTTTTAAACACGCTATTGATCTAAATCGTGTTAGTAATTCGCTTCAAAAACCTTTAGCGGTTGCATATAACAGGATTTTAGTTAAGGCAGCCAGAGAGTTGCAAGCAATGGGAACTGATGAATATTCAAGTTCATATCGAGCAAAAAGGCTTGGTCAAATTATTGGATCATTAAAGACAAGCTTGGATGGATGGGCTAAGGACTCGACCAAAATAATGAAGACCGATTTATCTGACTTAGCAAAGATTGAGACTGAGTTTGCAGTTGCCCAGATGCGTCAAATGATTGGCGATGCTGATGATATTGTTCGAGAATTAGAGGTAAGTCCACAATTTGCAGAAGCCGTTGTTTCTTCTGATCCGACCAAGCTAAATCTTGTTACGACAGAGGCAGGGGATACTTTAACGGGAAAGGGTGTTTATAAATTAACGGCCAAGCAAGGAGAAGCACTGGTTCTTCCTAATGGTGAAACCGTTGAGAAAGCATTTCGAGGGATTGCAACATCTTCTGCTCAGAAATTTCGTTTAGTTGTCCAAGATGGATTGTTAACTGGTGTTCCTACAAAGCAAATAGTTAGGGAGATTATCGGACAGCACGGCGGAATGAAATTCGCATCAGGCCAAAAGGTTAGTGCAAGAGCTTTAGCTTTAGCGGGAGGAGAAAAGGGAACGCGGTTAGCAAATAATCAGATAATGACGTTAGTTAGAACAAGCGTTAATCAGGTTGCAAATAAAGCGAGCCAAGAAACTTACAAAGCAAACGACAGTGTGACGAAAAAATATAGATACATCGCAACGATTGATAGCAGAACGACATTGTTGTGCGCGTCTAAGGATGACAAGTTGTTTGATTACAACGATGGCCCTATGCCGCCGTTACATTTTAATTGCAGGTCAACAACTGTTCCTGTAATTGATTGGGATGGGTTGAATAAAGAATATGGAATTGTTGCTCCTGATGATATTGAAGGTGTCGGCAAATCAAAGAGGGCAAGTATTGACGGGCCTATCCCTGCGGGTACAAGTTACGGTGATTGGTTGTATGACAAAAGGATTAAAGAGGGCCGCAAAGTATTACCAGGGCCAGAGCAGATTGACGCTTTAGGGTATGACAAGGCGGTTTATTTTAATCGGTTAGCGGCAAGATATAAAGATCCACGGAAGGCTATCGTCAGTTTGGTGAGGGAGGACGGAACAGAAAAGACGTTGGCTGAATTAAGACAAGCTTATAACTTAAAAAAAGTTGTAAGGGTGCAAAAGCCAACGATTGTTATTAAGAATCAAAAACAGCTAGAAAAATTTGCTAAAGCAGCAAGAGCAGTACAAGCAAAAGATCTACCTTCTATTTCTCAACTACAACTTCAAGCTGCGGGATCAAAAATAAAGCCTGAAGACGTTACAAAGGTTTTTGCACTGATGGACGAAATGGAGGGGGTAGCAGGAACAAATGCAAGAAAATTAAAAAGGTTCGCGGAACTAAAAGAAGTTTGTTGCGTTTGGTCAACACAGAGAGAAGGCACAATTATAAAGAACAGAAGCAAGATGGATCACGTTCTTAAAAATGCTCAGTTAAAGCGAAGCGTGGAAAGAGCGTTGAGAAATGAAAAACAGTTTAGCGAAAATACCAGCAGGGTTTATCAAACTATCTTAGATAATGCGATTAATTTGGATGAGAAAGCATCAGGGCCGCAGTCTAGACTTGCTTTTGCTTATCGAGAGGTAAAGGGTTATTTTACGGCACAAGGTAAGGGCCGATCAAGAATGAACGGCATGACTTTCCCTGGTTCTAATCATATTTTGATTAAAAGAAAAGCAGATATGAGGCCAATTACAAGCCTTAAGCAAATGAGAGAAGATGTAAAAGATGCAATAAAAAGAGCGAAGACTGGTAAAGATCTTTATTGGTCAGCCAATGGTGAGGGGATGTATAAAGGGGAATCTCATTGGTTGAAAACTTATGTGCATGAAATGGGCCATCAAGTTCACTATGCAAGCGGCAAGCCAACCTTAAGCTCTTACGATTGGACTCCAAGCCAATATGGAAGCACTAATTCAGCAGAGCGTTTCGCTGAAACTTTTGTGCAATATATCTTCGCTCCTGTAGAATTGAAGAAAGCTTCTCCTTCTGCCTATAAATGGGTTGAGGACACCTTGTCATCTTCTTTGAAGGAGGTTGAAACATGGAAGTAGTAAAAAGAGCTTTAAAAGTTGCAGGTAGTTTCCCGAAATCAAGGGAAGCACCTAAGCTTTTGCTGTCTTTATTTAAAGAGGCAAAGGGTTCTGACAAGGACAAGGTGGGAGAATTAGTTGAGGTTTTATATGCTTCAGCCGAAACGAAAGACGATTTAAACTTAATAAACGAATATTGGGTATAGCAAAGGTTAGCCGTAACGGTTAAACTCTTTGTAATGTTTGTTTTGTGGTCATGGGCCGTAGATATGTAAGAGATAAGGCGGGTCGTTTTGCAGCTAAAGGCGGAGGCAGCAAGGGTAAAGGCGGCAAAATGGGCAAGTCGTCTAAGAATGTAAAAGCAAGGGCGGCTTATAAGAACCAGTCAGGAAAGCTAAGAGAAGCAAAGAAGATGGCTAAAGGGCGGATGACGACAAAGCGTGAGCAGAAATATTGGAATCAACAATTAGGTGGCGCAAAGTCAGGAATGACTCGCGTAAGTAACAGGCTGGCAGGTAAGGGCAAGGGCGCGGCGGCCACAAAAGCTGTAGGAACTGGGCCAAAGAAAGCAAGAGGAATTAAGAAGAGAAGAGGAGCGAAAGTATATGACAACACAACAAACACATCTATCAAGATGAAGACGGTCAAGAAAAATCTAAGACGTAAATATCCTCAATCAAAAGCAGCAAAGTCATTAGAGAAACGAGTAGCAGCAAAAACAGCCAAAAAAGCACCGCGCAAGCAAAAAGGCAAGATGGCTTATGACGGGGCCAATAAGGCAGCAAGCGAAGCAAGGGATAGGATTATTGCGAAGACAAAAGCTAAAAACGCAAAAAAAAAAGTAAAAAAAACAGCAGGTAAATATACAGAAAAGACAGCAAAGGGAGAATATAAGCGAGCAAGCCGTGAAGATCGTATGCAGGGATCAGGTGCAACGAAAGCAAGAAAGAGAGTTATTAAAAAGCAAACAGGGAAGCCAGCTTACCAGCAGAGAATGGGAACCGAGGCAGGTCAAACCCGTTTAGGTAGAACAAAAGCACCAAGAGCAGGATCAAAAACAAAAGCAGAAAAAATCAGAGGAAAGATTGAAAGTAAGAAAGCCGCTAACAAGGCATTAAGAGGGGATGAATTTAAGGGAGTGAAGAAAA